CCAACCTTTTTTAAAAAAGGTTATTATTATATATACACACTGCCCTACACGAAATCTCCGCCGATTTTCAGATTTAGGCTAGACGTCATGACAACGCTTTCAACTTAGCCACCCCTATAGATAATCCAGCGGAAGCGGCGATACCACCTTCACGATTCTCAATAGAAGCCCAAGCCGTAAAGCAATAATTCAACGCGTGGGCGTAATGGTCAGCCCCAGTGTTCACCCATTTCATTGCCTCACCTTTAGCCGTCATCTGTTTCACCTTCTTCATTGACCTCAGGTGCTCGTTAAACACGGACTTTTCAGCGCAATCTCGGACGCGGACCACTCCGGAGTTACAGGCGGTGGCTAAATCATCAAATGCAGCGTCCCTTTCAATATTAACTATGCCTTGCGCTGGATTAAAGTTATAAATATCCAAAGAGCTACTCTTCGCCCCTCCGTAGTACGCACCCCAAGCTTGCCCGTCTGGAAGCCTATTACTTAAGTGCATCGCGGTTTCATAATTGGGGGCAGCATCCACTACAATTCGAGACCCTCGAAGACGCCTAAATAGCTTCTCTAAATAGGGTCCCAGCCCTGCTACTAAAGTACCTACCGAGACACTCTCGTACGAGATTACCTCCAGTCCACCCCTGTTGTCAGGCACGCCGACGACTACCCAAGAGGTTTTACCTAGATCGGCGCCCACAAAGACACCCCTCGCACCAACACTCTCTAAATCAGCTAGTTTCCACCCCGAAGCTAGGCCCTTAGAGTTCTCCCTCATAGTTTCCACCATAAAGCTGTTTTCAGCAGACGCGTAGTCCAGACCAAGCCTAAAGTTAACCCAATCCGAATGAAGGTTGTACTGGTTGATAGAGCCCAGTACGTCAGACAAAGGATTGTACTTAGGCACGTCCCAAGGAACCACATGGAAGCCCTGACGAGCAGCACTTGGTATTTCATGTACCCACTCACGTCGGCTAGGGTCACAAAAGTCAGACCACTCTATTTTCTTGGCACATTTAGGGCACAGTAAAAACGCATCCGCCACCCCTGCATGAAACCGGTCTGCTTTCTTATAATCAACAATAGGTGCGTCGAAGCCAGGTATCACTAAGTCCCTAAAGAACACAGGTGCAACGTACTTGCCACACTTGCTGTGCCTAACCATATAGCGCCCCCGTGAAGAGTCGTTATACAGGCCGGACACCCCATAGTCAGGGATAGTAGGAGTAGAGAAGTTGGTCTTTTGCTTTAAGTCAGAATGCTGCAAACGAGAAGCGAACGAACCCAATACAGACTGAGTACAGAAGTCATACTCATCTACAAGCAGCCAATCTAAATCGATAGAGATAGCTGAGGTGGTTCCAGAGGTTCCCCTCATTACCATGAAGCAAGTCCCTATCTGTTTCACCATTGTGTTATTAACATCGGTGCTGATAACGGATGAAACATAAGGAGACGCTTTAACCGCAGGGTCAAGCCGCGTAGCAGAGAACTCTGAGGCGAACTTAGCTGTCGGCAAAATATAAGCCATCTTTCTGTAGTCATTCATAGCACAGAAAGCCAACGACAGCCGTAAGCTAAGCTCAGACAAGCCTACCTGTGCGCACTTCTTTATAACAACGTCGGTAGATTGCTCGTCGCAAATATCTACCTGATATTCGTGGTCATCGAAGGACCAAGGCAGCCTGTCATTACGCGGGTTACAGAAGTTCTCTTTAATCCACTCGCTTTTTTTAAGAGCATGCCTGTCCAAGGACGTTTTAAGCCCTTGGGAGAACATCTTCTTTTTGTGGTTACTCTCCATCCATCACCTCGAAGAACTTAGCCTGCGCCTCAGGGTCAAGGCCTTTAATAGCCGTAAGCACAGCCTCTTTCAGTTTAGCTTCTTCTCGCATGGCACTAATCTCTTTCTTAGATTTCATGAATAGAGACAACGCGCTACTTATAGAAGAGACCATGGTGCCTATCTCTTTAACGCCGGCGCCCATTAATATAAGACTGTCAGGGGCGACCACTTGTTTTTGTATAGACAACAGCAAGTGGTATTGGCGGTCTACCTCGTTAACGTCAAACGTCACGTTCCCGGTAGACCTGCCAACTACGCCTTTAAGCTTTTCTACCATTTCCGTGTCAAGAAGAGGCTGGTATAAGCAGACCGCGCGTATGGCGTCCTCCAGGTCTTCTTTGACTCGGTGATAGGACTGTATATCAGTCACTAGAGGCTTAACCCCTGGAGACAACGCCGCCATACCGTCAGCTTCTGACAAGAACTTACCTACGGAGTCCTTACTTTCTTGTTCCGTACGCATACAGCACCTCCTCAGCGGACGTAGAAACAGGCGACGTAGAAAAGACCTGGTAATCCAGCACGTATTCCCAGAGACCTTTGCTCTCTGAAACAGTGACCGTTTTGTCTCTGAAGTGGACTGTAACGTAGAATACTAGAGGGTGGGTTTTATTGAGTTCGGCGAGTAAGTCGTGCTGTAACACTTGTATCTCCTAATATAGTAAAAGAATCCAGCATATCGCAAAACAGAAAACCCTGCTGAAAACCTACCACTAACCCTTTGATAGTGCTTGTGCTAAACTACCTAAAAATAATATCGCAGGTAAAACCATGGCAACATCAACATCAAACCCGGTATCGTTGCCGAGGAAGGTTATAGCTTCCAAAGCCCGGCTGTCGGACGCAGGGTACGATAAAGAAGCGGGCAAAGACATACGGGATAGCGAAACCAGTTACTTAAACCAAAGCATAAACACGCTTAGGAAAGTAGACCCGATTCAGGCTATCCGTGCGCTAAGCAGACATAACGGCGTCTTTTCCACAGCGGTACACAGTTACGTTCAGTTGGCTATGTCGGGGTTTACTTTGACAGGTTACGACGCAGGCACGCACCAATATGACGAGCAGTTGACGCAGGCAGCTAAGTCTATTGCGGCCAGTACGGACACGCTTTACGATTACACACTAGGTTTCAGCGACAAGCAGAGCCTTAACAGTGTTCTCGAAACCCTGCTTAAAGAAGTTGTGCAAACCGGCGCAGCTAGCGCTGAGTTGGTTCTTAATAAGTTCCGTATCCCAGAAAAAATTATACCCGTACCGGTTACCAGCCTACAGTGGAAAACAAAGACTGACGGAAGGTTTCCAGAGCAAACACCTAGCGCAGGCGGAGACGTAATCCCTCTGGACATCCCTACTTTCTTCTACGCCAGCACGCATCAACAGTCTGACTCTATATTTGCACGCTCTCCTATGGAAGCGGCGCTACAAACAGTGTTTGTATTCGGCGAGTTCATTGAAGACGTTTACCGGTTATTGAGAAAGTCCGGCCACTCCAGAATGGTGGTAACTCTTATACAAGAAGAGGTGAACAAAGGTATTCCTCCTGACATTATGGATGACCCTGCCAAAGTTCAGTCTTATTTAGAGCAAGTACGGTCACAAGTGGAGACACTTATCTCAGGGTTAGAGCCAGATGAAGCCGTAGTTACTTTCGACTCAGCTAACATACAGATACTTAAAACGGCTGGAGAGAAGGCGGATTACACTGCACTTATGGACAACTTTTCAGGCATGCTGGCAACCAGTTTGAAGTCTATGCCCTCAACATTGGGCCTTAGAATTTCTGGTAGTCAGAGCTTATCCAATACAGAGAGTTTGATCTTCTTGAAGATGGTTACGGCTATTCAGGTTCCTGTTGAAGTAATCATGTCGCGTATCTTTACGTTATCCACAAGATTATTAACAGGCACCGACGGCTACGTTAAGTTTAAGTTTAAGCCGGTTGATTTAAGACCAGAAAGCGAACTGTCTGCGCATAGAAGCGTGGACACTCAGAACACACTAAGAAAACTATCACTAGGGTTTTTAACAGATGAAGAAGCAGCTCACCTTCTAGGCACTGGGCCCCGCGCTCCCGGTTCGCCTCCTTTGTCTGGTACTATGTTTATGGATGCTGCTGGAAACAATGACGTGGCACCGAAAGATGCTACAGGTGACGGAGCACAAGAGAGAACCTTATCGGAAGGAACTAAAGGCGGAAGCGCCACATCAAGCGGCGGAGGTAGCGACAAATGACAAATAATTTAAACAGGAACAACTTATGAGCGTATTGAGCACATTAATATTAAAGCACGGGTCAACGTGGGTAGGTAGCGAGTCTGCTTACCACGCTGTACTTGATGCGTACACTAAAATGGACGCGGCTGACGAAGTGCTAAAGGTCAATGCCTTAGCATACGACGACGACGAGGAACGAGAGCAGCGTCACTTCTTATTAGAGATGGTTGATAACGTAGGTATCATTACTATAGATGGGTCAATGGTTTCTGGTGTCGAAGGGTCCTGGGGCGCTTATTGGGGTGTGGTAGGTTACGGAGATATTCGTAATGCTATTGTTACTGCGATAAACGGCGGAGCTGAAGAGCTTCTGTTCGATATGAACACACCGGGCGGTTCAACAAACGGTATTATGGAGTTGTCTGACTTTATTAAAAGTTTAGACGTCAAGACAACTGCACACTCTGGCGGCATGGTTGCGTCAGGAGGGTTGTGGCTAGCAACAGCGGCCGACAGTTTCTACGCGTCTCGTATGGCAGAGATCGGTTCTCTTGGTGTTATCGCTATTACCCAAGAAATTACGGACATGTATAAGGACGCAGGTATAAACATTCGCGTGTTTAAATCTACTCCGCTCAAAGCGGCAGGCAACCCGTACGAGAAGATGTCTCCTGAGATGGCGGCGGAGATACAGAAGAATATTGATGAGACCCATAAGTTCTTTGTTAGAGAAGTAGCAATTAACATGGGATTGACGGAGGAGTACGTCTCTGCAGAAATTGCCAATGGTAAAATGTGGTACGCAGCAGAAGCAAACCAACTGGGTCTTATTGACGGTGTAAAAAGTTTTGACGACGTATTCCTTGCAATGCGCCGGGAAACTACTGATAATGCAGGTGATTTCTCGAACAAAGAATTTAACAACAATCTGGAGGCCGATATGGCAAAACGTAAACTAACCTTAGATGCTCAAGCGTCTGCTGCTATCGCTTCTGGTGTACCAGTAGAGCAGGCTGTAGCTGACAAAGAGCTAGACAAAGGAACTGAAGCTGAAGTGAAAGTTGAAGCTGAAGAAACAAAAGACGACACTGTTGAAGCTTCGGCAGAAACAGAGGTTGAAGAATCTACGGATGCGGACGAGTCTGCGGAAGAAGGTAAAGATGCTGCTGTATCGGGCATCCTTAAACAGCTTTCTACTGCACAAGCAGAAAGTGTTGACTTGAAAGTAGAAGTTAAAGTGCTGCAAGGTAAACTTGCTACCATGGAAGCCTCACAAGAAGGTCTTAAAAAAGTAACAGCGGTGTCTATTCAGCGTGCTTACGTAGCTATCGGTTCTCCAGCTCCTGAGCTTGAGTCATTGGTTGCTTCAGACGCATCTGTTTTATTAGCACAGCACGCTCAAGTTGACGCTCAGCTTTCTCAACGCTTTGGCGCTGGACAACAAGTCTCAGTTCAAGTGGAAGAAGTTGACGACGAAGCTTTAGATGCAGCCGCTCAACACACAAACGAAACTATGCTTAAACAAGCAAGGATTTAATTATGACAGCATTCGCATTCACCCCTGTAGTAAGCTCACCACATGCTGATATAATTTCAGCATGTTTAGGTGTAGACGCGGCAACCAAATTATCTGACTTAGATATTAATAAGCCTGTTAAGTTAGCTGGCGCTGACAACTACGTTCTTTGCGCCGCTGGCGACGAGATCGAAGGTTTCGTAGTAAACACAGAAGCACCCACACAGAACGATGGCTTCGCATTCGGCTCAGTACAACGTAACAAACGTGTACAAGCTAAAGTCGTAACTCTTGGCGTTGTTGTTCGTGACTTAGTTGTTGCTGGCGCTCCTAGCGCAATCGGTACAGCTGACGCATTGATGCTTGTACAGAAAGCAGCTGGAACAGAAGCTAAGCTATTCAACTGGCGCGTTCTTTCAATCGTAACTGGCACGGGCGCTGTTGGCGACACTGTTTTAATCGAAAAAATCTAAGGGAAACTCATGGATAATGTAAAATTTGAAATCGCTGACGTAACGGGCAAACGCTCAGAAGTTACAGTTGGCATGGAAGACTACAAAGCGGCTTCGGACGCGAACAAGTCTTTATCACAGCATTTTGGCGACAAGTTCCCTACTAAGCAAGGCGACGCAACTGCTTTCGAGCAAATGTGTATGGCTTCTGGTATCCGTGTTCGCTCTGATAAATCTACAGGTATTCCTGCTACTAACATGAAAGAAATTGTTCATGGCGGCGCAGAAAAACACGTTGGTGCTATCGTTCGTCCAGACGGTTCAAACCGTGGTGGAACTGCAGGCAGATTGCTTTACCCTGAAGTTATGCTTCAGTTAGTTCAATCTAACTTAACAGAAAGCAAAGAAGACTATTTAACACCGTGGGAAAGCGCTATCGCTTTACGTACGACTGTTTCTAGCCCTCGCGTTGACCAGCCGACTATTGATGTAACTGCTCCTGAAGGGTCAGCTGCACAATCTATCAGTCAGTTAGCTGAGCCGTCTACAATGGTAAGTATCACTTTAGGTGAGCGTGCTTACACTATCCCTACTAAATCAATCGGTTTGCAAATTGCTGAACAAGCACTTGAAGCAACGACTATTGACTTAGTTGGTTTAACATTAGCTTCTCAAGCTCGCGGCGAACGTATCCGCCGTATTGAAGAAGACATGGGCAACATCATCAACGGCGACGTTGACTTTGGTATCAATGCAATCACTTTCGCTAACGCGTCTACTTTTGATGCGGGTATTCCTGCTGCAAAAATGACTCAACGTGCTTGGGTTAAGTGGCTTCGTGCAAACTACCAGAAAATGAACATCACTCATTTACTGGCTGACATCGATGCTGTTTTAGACATCGAAGAACGTGCTGGCCGTCCTACTGTATTCAACGACACTTCAAGCCAATCTAACTTGTTAGATGCTAAGTACTCAGTTGAAAACATGGGTTTACCTACTCCTAAAGTATTGTTGTTGCCTACAAGCATCATCGGTGCTGACCAGGTTGTTGGTTTTGATGCTAAGTACGGCTTACACGAAATCACAAACGTATCAGCTAGCTACCAAGCTATTGAAGACTTTGTATTACGTAGAGCTATCGGCATGAGATTTGATTTCGGCACAGCCTTATTCAAGTTACATGACGACGCATTTACTGGACTGACATTAGGAGCGTAAGCTCTGTAAAAATTCCCTCCAAAGGAAGTTTAAAAAGCCCCGCAGACTTAACGGTCTGCGGGGCTTTTTTTTACCTTACCTTTCTGCTAAACTTAGCGTCAATAGATCAACAACTTAAACTAACTAGGAACACAAAATGGCTTTATCAAGACTACAAAAAGAAGAAGCAGACAAACTAGCTGCAACCGAAGCGGCATTAATAGAAGAAGGCACAGATGAAGAAGTTACCTCAGAAGTTACTAGCGATGATCTTAGTGGTGCTGACAGCACTGTTGGTAGCGACGACGGTGGTAGCGGTGGTAGTGACTCTACTAACCCTGCCAACGTAACAGTAACAGCAGTATTCAACAGAATGAGAAACCCTCACACTGGTGCGGTGTTCTTAAAAACAAAGCACACAGACGTTATCGACTTAGAAGCAAAAGAAAACGCTTGGGTACGATCTCAGTTAAAAGCCGGTGTACTTAA